TGCAGTCCTGGTCGATGCCGTCACAGATCTCGGTCGCGCCGGGATAGGTGTTCGGATCGCCGGCGTCGCAGTCGCCGTCCGCGCACTCGTTGAACCCGTCGCCGTCGTCGTCCTCCTCCTCGGCCGACAGGTATCCGTCGCAGTCGTTGTCCTTGTCGTCGCACAGCTCCTCAGCCCCCGGGTACATGGAGGCGTCGCTGTCGTTGCAGTCGCCCTCCGTCGGGGTGTAGCCGTCACCGTCGGCGTCGTCCGGGTCGGGCGTGACGTCGTCATCGTCGTCCCCGGACGTGTCGTCGTCGCCCGTGGAGTCATCATCGTCGTCCAGGATGAACGAGTCGTCGGCGTCATCGTCGTCCATCTTCAGAGTGCCGCCGCAACCGGCGAGGGCCAGTCCGATCAGGACCGTCATCAACAGGTGGTACGCTCTCATGTCTGCTACCCCTTTCATCAAGACTACTCCACCAGACCCAGAACTAAGACTCTTTCGGTAGGGTTAATCGGTGCCTCGCCTATAGCTTCCATGGAGGTAGAGGAGCCGTATGTCTCGTGACTACCAGCTAGGGTGGCCCTGCCCACACCTTACGGTGGAGGAGGTCGTAGCCCTGGGGTCTGACCGAAGATCCCTGGACTGCCGCCAGCCCGTGGCAGCGGCGAATACCGTGCGGGTCATGATCAACGACGAGGTCTTCGTTCCGCAGTCCGGTCTCCACACCCCGGCCCATCTGTTCGGGTCCACTTCGGGCCCGTTCGAGTTGGTCGAGGGAGAGGACACCTTGGTCGTGGAGACCCCCAACGGTTCGGAGACGTTCAGCTTCGGGCTCACCCGGACCGTCCGGTTGACGGCGGACGAGCTGGTCAACGCCTTGCTCCGAGATGATCTTTCGGTGGCATCGGTGGAGAGCGTCAACGGCCACGTGGCGTTCACTGACCCATCCACTGTGGGTCCGGAGTCCTTCGTGAAAGTCTCCGGGACCATGGCCCCCGCCTTGGGATTCGGTCGGTCGGAGTCCGGCGACTATCGCCAGTGGAAGGCATGGGGGAGGACGCTGTACCCCTCGTGGCAGTTGCACACCCGACCCGATGAGATCACCAACCGTTTCCCCAAGTTCGACCAAATGGTCCGGGCCAACCCGATCTTCAAGGTCACCTATGCGGTGCCCCCGTCGAGGTGTCTGCGTTGCGGTGGGACGTATGTCGAGAACGACATGCGGTTCAACGAATCGGGCCAGGCCCTCATGGTGGAGAACGAAGACCTGCTCTACCAGGCAGCGCTCAAGATTCTCCTGACGGACCGGGGGTCCAATCCGTATCACACCTGGTACGGGACGCTCCTGCGGTCTCGCATCGGGTCCAAGGCACTGGGAGGCGTTGCCACGAAGATCAGCGAGGACGTCCGTCAGGCGTTGGCGAAGTTCCAGTCGCTCCAGCAGGCGCAGGCCAAGTACCAGCGGGTCTCGTACCGAGAGAAGATGTACTCGGTGCTGTCCGTCACAACCGAGCGGCACGTCCAGGACCCAACGACATTCATGATTGGCGTCGTGGTTCAGAACGCCTCGGGCAAGGCCATCAACCTCACCGTGGTCTTCACGGTGCCCGAGGTGGTGGCCTTGATGGGGTCCAACGGGCTCATGTTGGGGCCGGAGTTCGTGGGGTTGTCGAAGGAACAGGCCCGTGGCTTGTTCCCTACCGGGAAGTCCAACATGCTCCCGGGAGGAGAGTAGCGTGAGCATCCCCAAGTTCAAGGGGCCGGACGGCGTCTACCGGGAAGAGTACATCTTCACCACGTCTCTCCCTCGACGGTCGTTCGAAGGTCAGATGGATGCGGACACGGTGGACATGCAGGTGTCCGTCCGGGGAGCCGCTTTCACTTCGGACCCGGACCTGGTCTATTTCGAGGGGACATCCTTCGTGGTCCCCAACCCGTCGGCCTACCCTGACGGCCTACCTCTTCTGGCTGGTGAGAACGTCATCGAGGTGAAGTCGATCCTGACCAATGGGACGGCTACCGGGACAGGGAATATCCAGGCCCGACTGTCCACCGAGGCGGACATCGGCAACCTCCTGGAAGCTCCCTCCGGCATCTGGGTGGAGCAGTTCGACTCGACGGTGAGGGTCACGGTCGAGGGGATCGATGATGCGGACCTTCTGGGCTACCACGTCTACGCTTCGGTTCAGCCCGGGGGAGGCACGAGCGGCTACTACCGGGTCAACCCGAACCTGATCGAAGACGGCGACACCGCCGAGCAGCTGTCCACACTGGGTGAGCTTGCGGTAGATGCTCAGGTCAAGAAGAACAGCGACGGGACCCCAGCTGCGGACCCGTTGTTCTTGGCGGTCAGTGGGGTCCAGCAGAATCTCTCTGGCGTGGCTCTCCAGACGGACTTCGACGAGACCATGGAAGTCCCGGAGACCGTGACCCGACTCCGGACCTCTGTGGCTGTGGAGTCCGTCCGAGAGGTGGTCAATTTCTCGTTCGCCCACGACCGGAACTCGACCTATACCTCCCCGGTGAACCCGGCCATCCCCATTGCCGAGTTCAACACCATCTCCGCGACAGACCCTCTCTACTACGTGGTGACGGCGGTCTACCTGGTCGAGGGTGTAGAGTATGAGTCCGCCTTCTCCCCCGAAGTGGCCGGAGCCCCTTTGGTCGTGACCCCAGCGCTGGGGTCCTTCCCCCAGGTGTCCCGCCAGCAGATCCTCCGGGACACGACGTTGGCGATCTACCGTTCACAGCCCGAGGTGGATGTGAAGCCGGGGGCGGTGCCTCGGGACACCTTCGTGGATCCGTTCACCACCGAAGCGGAGCGGTTGCGGTTCCTCCTGGGGTTCTTCCACAACGCCCAGAGCTTCGCCACCTTGCTGCTCATCGACGACCCGGGGTTGACCGGGACCTCCGTGTCGGTCACACAGTCAAGCTACAAACTCGCCCTCAAGCAGGCGTTGTTCCTCAAGAGCACGGCGGATGTCCAGACCCTCATCGACGGGGTGTTCGAGCACCTGGCCTCCAAGTACGGGGTCACGAGAGACGGCGGGAAACGGTCTCGGGGTTCGGTCACCTTCTACACGACCGCTCGGCCGGACACGACCAAGACCTTCGCCATCGGGACCTCGGTGGGAGGGGGCCGTTTCCGGACCACCTCGTTCGCCCAGATTACGCCTACGGGGGCGTCCTCCATCTACGACCCTTCGACGGGCCGTTACGCTGTGGAGGCGTACACCCAGGCCACGGCGCCGGGGGAGGCGTACAACCTGGCCGAGGGTCAGATCAAGACACTCGACACGGCCCAGGCGGGCGTGTCCGTCACCAACTCCTCTCGGACGTTCGGCGGGACCAACCGGGAATCGAACCGAGACCTGGCAACTCGGGCTTCTCGGAAGGTTGCAGGGCTCGATTCGGGCCGGATGCAGGGGTACGTGAACACGGCTATCGGGGTGCCTGGTGTCCGGCAGGTCAACGTGGTGGATGGTGGACACCCGTTGATGATGCGGGACGTGGTGGACGGGGTGCACACTGGGGGGAAGGTGGACGTCTGGGTGCGGGGGGAGAGCGACGCCACGCACACGGACACCTTCGCGTTCTCGTTCGAGATCGCCCACAACATCCAGTTCGAGCCTGTGGGGGACCTGTCCGACCTCAAGTTCCGGGCCGTGGACCCCAACCTCTCGACGACCAACCCCATCATCGAGATGCTGGACTACCCGGGGTTCGAGTTCGTCAACTCCACGACCGGAGAGACGCTGGACCTGACGGATGTGACCATCATCCCGCCGGATGGTATCCAGCTGTCGTCGAGCTACAACGACCCGGACGACAACCACCTGGAGGACGTCTTCTTTGGGTCGTACCGTTACCGGACCAGTGAGCGGCACGTCTTCGTCCGGCAGCCGGTGCGGTCCATCACGTCCTTGGTCGGGACGGTGACCGGGACGGTCAGCCCGACCCTCTACCAGCTGTACCACGAGGAGTCACCTCTCCTGCTCGGCCGCTCGACAAGGGCTTCTGACCATCTCCGAGTGGTTGACCCCGGCGTGGGTAATCCGACATCACTCCCGTCCGGGGACCCAGTCCCGGTCACAGGTGAGAGTCACGTCATGTTGGGGGGTACCGAGTACCTGAACAACCTCGGCATCAACCCGATCTCGGTAAGGGTCTACAGCGACAACCGGGACACGGAATACGTGGGGCCCTACGACCCCAGCATCCTCACGGGCACGAGCCCGGACTTCACCCTGGTGGATGAGGATGGTACCACCCCTCTGGGAGTCGTGCTGACCTCTGGGT